CGAGAGGTATCTACCGTAATATCGACCTCTGGCTTTCCAGTTAAAACATTTTTAAGAGACGCAACTATATCCACTCCAAAAAAGTATTGTAATCCATTAATTATAACTAAAATAATAAAAATAGCGGCTACCATTATACCTATGGTTTTTGAGCTGGAACTAGATCCTGTGTCTGAAGTAGAACTAGCCAACGGAGAAAATGTGCTAGATGTAGATCCGCTTTCTCCTAAATACATGAATAACATTACATAAATTAATATAACTACCACTAAAATAATTATAACACTTGGATTAGATAATAAACTATTTATAAAACTATACATATCTGTCGCCACAGTTCCTAAACCGGTATCTACAGAAGAACTACTTGTATTAGTATCGGTATCAGTTGTTTCAGTTGTTTCGGTTGTTTTGGTTATTTCTGTCATTATATTATATATAAATCAAATATTTATTTTATTGCTCTTTTTCTATAGAAAAAACAATACGCTTTGGGTGAAACAATTTGTTGCTTATGAATTTGTTCCGGCACTTCTGTCACAGAAGTGTCATTATAATGATACCATTTATCGTTAGCATTTTTAACATAAGATGTATAGTGCCCGCCTTGGACAGACCCTCCATGATTACAGACCCCATAAAGATCGTAAATATAGGTTTCTTTATTGTATCCAATGACATATTTCGACAAATTTAAATCCGTTAAAGGGAAATCTACTAATATTTGATTTTTTCGATTAGAAACATTATATCTCTTAATATCAATAACTAATATTGTTGGCAAACTCCAGAAAGTTAGGTTTTTTCGAGCTGCTTCTTTTATGCCAGTAGCCTCATTTAAAACACAATTGTCTCCATCCAAGATTTCACCTTCTACATATAAGTCAAAACAATCAGATAAAGATGGCGATTTATTGGTTTGAGAATTTGGAATAGGTAAATTAATAATAAAAAATGGTTCTGGTGTCATACTCATGACTTTGTTAGTTTCAACTGATACAAGCTGAGAAACTTGGATACCATAAAATATATTCCATATTTCAGAGTAATCTTTGGAATACATTTGTTTTATTTTTTCAAAACACAATAGTGCTGTTTTATCTCGATCATTTTCTGGAGTGCCTTGAATATTCATGTTTACTTCTCTCGAGAGCGCATTGTGAAAACAATCAATGACAAATATTAGAAATTCTGGTAAATCATTTTGTTGATAACCTGTAAATAAATCATTGTCTTTTATTTTAGCAAGCTTCTGAACCGTTTTGACAAATTTAACAGGAGAAACTATACAATTTTCTTGCCACAAAATCTTACGCAATTCATCCCACTCGATAAGAAGTGCCGAATCATATTGATTCTTTAATCGTCTTTTATATGTTTCTAATTCTAAGAAATGATTTAATTCATATGTGTGCGAAATGACCTGCATACATGAATTTAAAAAACAGGTATTGCCCAAATTAGCTAATCCAGACAATCCTTTATTACTATATTTATCAAAATTCATTATTATAGTTGTTATAATTAATATAAAATAATATATTTAAACACATTTATTATAATATATTTATAACAATAATGTCAGATTTGAATTTGAATCCTCAGGAAAGACAACGGTTAATTTCCATGTGTATTGCTCAATATAATCAGACTAATTCGCATATTACACGATTATTTGACACATTGGATGATATTAGAAATAATATAAATACTTTATTAGGAAATAATATGTATAATATGAATATGAATCAGAATCTAAATTCAAATTCAAACCTAAATTCAAATTCAAATAGAACTAACAGATTTAATCGTCACAACAGACAAAACAGGCAAACAAATTCGAGTGCTCCCAGAACACATGTTTATTACGATTATGCGAATCCAATTGAACGATCGACTTATATAACCGACTTTATGAGCGATGTGATAACTAATAATACTTCAAATATGTCGAATCATGAGAGCAATCCACAAGTTACGGAGTTTCTTACTACATTTTTAAATACATCAGTGCCTGTTAGACCAACATCGCAACAAATAAATAGCGCATCTAGACTTGTTAGGTTTGAAGATATTCAGACACCTAACAGCGCGAGTTGTGCTATTTCTTTAGAACCATTTTCTCCAGAAGATAATGTTAGACAGTTAAATCATTGCGGTCACATATTTTTTCCGGGTCAGTTCAATCAGTGGTTTCAAAATAATGTTAGGTGCCCGGTTTGTAGACATGACATTCGATCTCCTCCTGCTACTGCTGCTGCTGTTGCTGCCGCTACTCTTGATGATACTCTTGATTTATCTGGCAACGAAGTATCAGAAAATAATTTTTTGACAACCTTTATAACTGGATTATTAAGTCCAAATTCTAGACCTTCTAATCTTACTCCGGAAAGTCAATTATATTATGACACCATAATGCGGGTTATAAATAATCAAACTTAAATAAAAAATAATAATATATTTAAAACAATATAGAGATATTATTATATAATATATTAGAATATGACTACTATCGCGACTATGGAAGAAATCAATAATGTTGATATTAACGCATGGAGACATGGTTACAAATGGAATATCAATGAATGTTTGAGATTAGAAAGAGAATATGACTTGCTTAAATTGTCTGTTCCTGAAATGGCGATTTTACACAAGAGAAGTATAAATGCGATCATGTGTAAGCTACAGGATGAGGGGTTGGATACCTATAATAATTTATATGTGAGAACCTTTGGAAAAGAAGGAACCCTAGAAGACCACCTCGATGAACAAATTGATAAATTAAATAATTTGAGTTCTTTTGCTGACGAGGAAGATGATGAAGAGGAAGATGATGAAGAGGAAGATGATGAAAATGATGAAGACTATGAGGATGAAGAAGAAGAAGATGAAGAAGAAGAAGATGATGAAGACTATGACGACGAAGACTATACCGGAAATGTAATATATGAGGATGGATCAAATCATGCCTATGTTTATGATCAAGTCAAACGAATGCATAAACATATCACTAATCTTTTGGGGTATTTTACAAAGGTTTCGTCAAAATCAAATAAATCAGTTTCTAGTAATTCTTACTAAATTAAAAAAAAGATTTTTATATTATTGTATAATTATTGTTAATTTATTGTTAACAATAATTTCTTATTTTTATTCTTTTGTCTAATGGTTTGTCTATTTCTTTTGAATGAAGAATTTGGCAACAGTTTGATTTCCTTCTTTCGCATTGTTCGTTTCTCTCAAATACTTATCGAATATCAAAGTCTTCACCTCTTTATCCTTCATCTTCGCCAACTTGTCTTCAAACTTTTTATTATCATGTTGTTCCAGTCTTAGTTCCGCTATCTCCCGTCTAAACTTCGATATCTTGGTGCTTTTATTTTGCATACGCCAAATGTCTTCCAATACCAGACCAAACAGCTGAAGTAACGGTTTCATAATTTGATTGGTAATATAAAAGGAATAATCCAGATGTAATCCTTTCTCTTTTATATAAGTTGGTGTCTCTATTTTCTCCCCCTGTAGCGCCTTCTTGTTGGGTTGAACTATATAAGCAAACGGTATTCGATCACCTGATGTCGGTTTGTTTCCTGGCTCTCTGGCAGCGATTCTATCTGCCAACACTTTGTGAGCAATCTGCTGCGGATTTTTGTAGAATGACCGCAAAGACTTTGTAATGATTAATTTGTCCATTGCGACATGCCCGTCTACCATTTCCTGTAAACATCGGTTCACATATTCAATTGCTTTGTAAACATTACATTCTTTCATCAAGATGTCGATCACGCCTCCGTAAACGTCTTTCACTATTGGCGCATTATCTCGCCGTTTAAGAACAATTCCCATCTCTTTTCGCTTTCCTTTGTTCGGATCGGTCTCATATAAGATGCCGACATATCGCTTCTTCGATAATAAGCAAAAGGGCATAAATGTCTTCTCATATTCGAAATCATGTGGTTGCTTCAGAAATTTTGACACGGTGTGACATGCGGTCTGTGCGATTTCGATCGACAGTTCTAGCGCTTTATGGCCTAAAATAGGCTCGCCGGTTTCTTTGTTTAAGAGGTTGAACTTGAAGAATACTGAGTCTGTGTTATGAACAATCATGTTTCCTACACCAGCAGCAAAATGATGATTATCTGTTGTTAGATCATATACATAGCCTTCATATGGGATTTCTTCCATACTTTTTATAGAATTAGGATTATATTTATTATACTGTTTTGTATTTATTTGGTGTACGATAATACTTAAGTTAGGACAACTTGTGAGGCTAAATGGGAGATTATGATGATTTAAATAGTTGGTATGTATTGCGGCATCTAACATATTATCGAAAAGTAAATTTACTCCATACTCAGTGGCGCTTGCTGCGATGGGAACGCGATACCTTGATGCGGCATCTAATGTATCATCAAAATGCACGATATCTTCATCTGTATAAAAGTTTGACTCTGCTTTCTCTCGTAATATATGATGCAAAAGCTCTAAACCAATATGAATATCCTTTGGTGAAATTTCTTGTCCTTCCTTGGTTATTAAAGAATGGTCATCTGTAACATCAACGCATCCGGTATGCGTTAGAATTCTTACCATCTTTTTATGAGCAGCAAGCTGATGTCTTATTACTCGATAAAGCTTAGTCCATCCTTTTTCTGTCCAAGTTTCTACTCCTTCCAATTCACAGAATTCTTTTTCTTGTTTTCCGGGTTCCACGCATTTGATCCATAGATTTTGCCCATATTTTTCTGCTAGTTGTTCAATTGTGAGAATATCTACTATTCGAGTTAATTTTTCTTTCCCTCCAGCTTTCTCAAAGGTGGATATATACACTGGGGTATAATTAGCGACACTATCTCCATAAACATACTCTGCTTTTGTATTTACCAGACCATATTTTGTATCCAAATTCACATCTTCATAACATTCTTCGACAACGCGTTTCGCATAAGTCAGAAGTAATCGTCCCGTAGCCGTAGTAGATGCCGCAATATCCGGTTCGTAAAAGGTGCTAGTTTTTGCTCCAAGCTGACCGTAAAGTGAATTCGCTGTGACTTTGTAAGCTAGCTGTCTTTTATCTAGCACATTCTTCATGAAATCATCCTGTGTCAGAGGTATCTGTTTTCTAGTGTCTTTTCTGGCCTTCAAAAGCTCTTGTAAAATAGAAGGCATGATTGCTTTCTCTTCTACAACTCCGTTTTTAAATGGTTGCGCAAATCGACATACTTTGTATCCTGACTTTATCTTTTCTGCTTTTGCCTTTGGACTCTTTCTGACATATCGATAGGTGTCGAATGTGATGTCCACATATTCGTATCCAGGCAAGTTATCGTAAACAAATTGACCAGACTCCATCTTTTGTCCTGTTTCCGCAATCAAATTGTTTGCTAAATCATATATTTTAGTCCACACTTTGCTGCTAGGGCACAAATTCTCCGATAACATGGAAGACGGATATAGCGACGCAAAATCGCCAACTGGAACTGGACTGTCTAGATAGAGACCGCATTTTGGCTCCAAAACAATGGCACCTTCGTAACCGTCGTCTTTCGATCCTTTGTCAATAACCGGCATCAGAACCCCTTTTTCCTTACATTTTTTAGCAACATAGCTTGTTAGTTTAATACCTTGACCTCGATAAATTAGGAAACTCATGGGAACACTACATAATTTGGCCATTTCCACTAGATCCGTTAGGACATCCACTTTGGAAAACAAGTGCTGGACTAGGTTACAATCCTGAATACAGTATTTTGCGATAACTGCTCTTGCGGTAGGACCTTCATTCGTCATTCTGAAAATATCTTTAGGAGTCACATCATCCTTCGCTAGACCCCATTTGACTGCCTTTGCTTGCGGGTTCTCATGTCCTTCGATTTCAAACCATTTTTCCTCTTTATTTATTTTGGTGACGCGAAACTTATCGCCACCTTTGTAATAATCGCTTGAGTGGTTGATTTCTTCGAAATGAATAAAACTGTCTACTTGTAAGCCAGTCATATTATTAGTTTTGAACCGGGTGCTAAGTTCTTCTGCCTTTGTTAACTGCTCTTGACCTTTTATATAATCCCCGATAAAATGGCCACCAACATAGTCCAGCTTGTAAGAGGTCAAATTTTCCGTGCGTCGAAACCAATTGAGCATATCCACTTGAAGCCGTCCATTCATTTTAATGATAGATAATTCATATGTTCCTGACGCGAATGTAGTGCTACTTTTATCAATCTCTATTTTTCCTGTTTTGTAATCGAGAGTTGCGCACAGTTCATCATTGTTTCTAGAAAGCTTCAGAAATTCATCGACGCAATTAAGCTCCTGAGCTCTTCTAAACATGAACTCATAATCAAAGCTAAATATGTTGTAACCAATGACAATATCCGGATTTTCCCTTTGAACTAGGTTAGTCCATGCCAATAAAACTTCTTCTTCCGAAGCGTAGGTTTCGGTAGCCGAATTGGGAACCGTTCTTTCTAAAGAGTCGCACGTATTGAGAACTACACAGTGATTCAAGTAAGGATCTTTTTCACCGTATCGAACAAAAGTGGAACCAATAAATGTTATCTTGTCGCCCTCTAGTGCCGGAAAATGATTGCGCAATGACACGATTAGCTCATTGATTTTTCCCTCTCTGTCGAATTTCTTGTCGCACATTATATCTACAATAGTGGATTGCTTGTTTTTATAGCTCTCTGCTTTGAAACCGGATCCGACCTTGAAATAGTTTGCTGGTTCTTCTTCAACCGGCTCTGAATCTGAATCGGATGCCTCATCATCATCTTCCTCTTCTTTTTCTTTGACGACCTGTAGCGCTTTATTCGCGTTCTCAAACATGGTCTCAATTAAATGCTCTTCGCTGCTATTTATCTCACGATCTCGCACTTTCGTTTTCAGCCATGCCTCGGTCCTCACTTCTATATCCTCCGCAGATATGCTCACTTTCGGATATACCAGGTCTACATTAGGGACAGGGATCGAGTCTTCTTGTCCAAAAGCCGTGCTGATTATTGCTCTTAGCATATCTTGGCATTTTTCTGGTGTCAAATCGGCATCGGATTTCTTTGCCCAAGGCTCGGCTAAAGCCTTTGTGAATACATCGACAATGTTGGTCGCCAACTTCTTATATGATTTGACTGGAACTGGGAAATCGCCGTGACTGCTACTAGCCTCAATATCAAAACTCATTATCTTATAAGGAACACGAGTCTCCTTGTCATTCAGCGGAATCACATTCTTGTAATTGATTTGAAACTCGAAATCGCAGCTGGTCTTTTTATTTGCGCCAACTAGCTCTTTCGTCTTTTTATAAGGCAGTGCTACCCAGCCAGATGGACTGATCTCGCGCAAATGAAAGAATCGCAGTAAGGGAGGGATATTCGCTTCATATAGCTCAATAAAGCAGTCCTTGAAGAAATATCCGTTTTTAATAAGGCGTCTTTCATTCTGTCCTAGTTCGTCCGTTACATCTCGATACCAGAAATTTTTCACTTTATTGTAGGCGGGAACATTGGCGAATTTAATCTGGATGAAGCGATGTAGTTTGCCGGCATCAAACTCATATAGCTTTCTTCTCTCGATAAGCTTACATTCCGTAATGGAATTTTCATAATATTTACCTACTTTTGCCTTTAAATGCTCCTGAAATGTGACTTTCATTTTTTGACCCCACTCATTGGGGACTTTGACATAGAAGAAGGGTTGATATTCTTCTACTGTGATCGATGCTTTTTGTCCTTCTTCGTTGATGCCGAACATTTGAATCGCAAATGTTGCTTTGTCTCTGTTAATGTGTTTTCCAATGCCTGTATCATTATCATCTGATCCATCAGAAGACAGATCGGTATTTTTATCATTGTAAATATTGAATTCGAATAACTTAAAAGTATGTTCCATTTTTAAAGATTATATTATACTTTATTTTAAAGTATAATATTTAATTCAATTTTATTCTATATTTATTCCTTGGTTATAATAATTAAATGTAAACTAACAAATACCCTAAAATAGAATATATTATACTTTATACAATATATTTAAGTTATTATATTATAAAGACATTATAATGAACAAACTTATTATCGTTATCCTTATTTTTTTATTTTATGTTATTTGTTTAAAAGTAATTAAAGATTTATATTATTATATTACAATGAGCAAATTAAAACCTATTATAGCTATCGCGGTTTTTGATGGACCTACTGTTAAAGGCACGGTAAAATTTACCGAAGAACAAGATTCTGGGCTAGTTGAAATTGAGGTTAACTTGTCCGGGTTAAATAAGAATTTTAATCACGGTTTCCATGTTCACGAGTCAGGCGACCTGACAGACAAGTGTGAAAGTATGTGCGCGCATTTTAATCCATATGGCAAAAAACACGGTTGTCCAGGGAAAAAAGAGAGACACGTGGGCGATTTAGGTAATTTAAAAACGGATTCTAAAGGATGCGCTCATTATTCTTTTTACGACGATGTCATTCGATTACGCGGAACCAAGGCGAACATATTGGGTCGCGGATTAATCATTCATGCGGATCCAGATGATTGCGGAGAAGGCGGTTATCCAGATAGCTTGACGACTGGTCATGCCGGGAAGCGAATTGCCTGCGCAATAATAGGATATTCTAAGGAGAATTTTGCTTGTTAACGCTTTGCTTTTCGAGTCCTAGGTTTTTTGCTTCTCTTAGATTTTCCCTTTCTTGCCCTTGTTTTCTTGCTCTTGTTTTCTTGTCCTTGTTTCCGACTTAGTCTTTTATACACATGTTCTGGTCCAGATAAGGATACAATCTTGCCTTTCAAGACCTTCGATTCGACCCAGTTTATAAAAGAATCCGCAGATCTGTCTTTATTTTTTACCGAACTGGCTTCGTAACTTTCCACAGTATCTCCCTGATCAGTTATATATTTCATCGTTGGAAATCCTTCCACAGACCCAACTCCTTTTACTTGAGGCAGTAAATCTTTGTTTAAATCGATGATTACTATATCTTTGTTATTCGAATACTGGCTTTTTAATGTATGGGTCATTTTTGACCATTCTGGTCTTGTCGCATTACAAGGTCCACATCCGTCCATATAAATCAGAATAAACACGTGCTTTTTTTGTTTTATTAGATCATCAATCTTTTTGGATTTATGTAAACGCCCTTTGTTAGGTATACTTAAT